TCCTTTAGCCACATCTACTGTCATGACATATGTATGGCCTTGAATTGGTTCCTTATATATTGAAACATTTTCCATAAAGTAAATAGGATCCATTGCTTTTTGCGCTAGTAGATGATTAGCAGCAATAAGAGTATTACCTCTTCCATGAAAAGTATTACCAAATTCTTGTTCAAATTGTAGCTCTGATGTATTTGCTATTGTAGTAGCTTTCCATGTATCATCTCTTCCTGGAACATCCCACCAATCTACTCTAAAAGCTTTATATTCATTTGTTTCTGTAACGGCACCTTCCCATAATTTATGGAATACATTACCTACTCCATTTGCAGTAGATGTAATTATAATTTGTGTATCTTTACCAGATGATACTACTGGATATGTTGATGTATAGAACTGTCCATCATTTTCAATAAATGCAAACTCGTCAAGCATTAAAAGGTTAATAGATAAACCACGAATAGAATTACCACTTGTGGCAGCTGCAATTATTTTAGAGTTATTACTAAATTCAATTGAACCTTTATTAAGTGCCTTACATCCTGGTTGTAAAAAGAATGGTAAATTTTCTAATGCTAATGTAACTCTAGCCAACATTTCACGAGCAGTAGCACCTTTATTGGCTAGAATTGCAATTGTTTTTTCTGGATGAAATATAGCATACCATAATAAATATACAACAGATGATATACTTTTTCCTGATTGTCTACATGCTAATACAATACTAAATCTATTATTAGTAAAGTGATTAAACATTTTTTCTTGATATGGGTATAAATCAAATGGTACTAAACCTTCATCAAGAGAAATAACTTTTACATAAGTCCGTGCAAAATATGTAGGACTTTCCATACATTTTTTGTATTCAAGGACTTCTTTTTTAGTAAATTCAGATTCAACGCCGTCTCTTTTAACTGATGGGTTGCCTAAATATCCTAACTCATTATTCTTTATCTGGTTCGACATCTATAATATTATCATCTTTATTTAATAACATTCTTTGTAAATCAGTAGTACTACCTACAAAAACATTGTTATTTGTCACTCGTTTATTACCTTCTTCTTTAGTCAATTCTTTTTTGGCTTTTTGAAGCTTCATTAATTTATCTGTTACTTCACCAACATTTCTAATATGATTTGACAATACTTCAAATGCTCTTGGATGCTCAGATTCTCTAGCAAGCTCAGCCAATGTATCCATTGACAAAGTACCAGTTCTAATTAAATCTTTATAAGTCTCTCTAGAAAACTCATAATCATCTTTTATATCTTTTGATTCTACTGGAATTTTAGCTATATCTTTTTTATTTTTTGAAGGTAGATTTTTAGCTAATCTTTCAGAGATCTTTTCTTTTTTATCCATTTTATATTGTCCATGTTGTAATAATACCAGTTGAATTTGATGTTCCACCAGTAATTGTTTCGCCAGGTTGGAAATATCCATCTGCGTCAATAACAGCCAAGTCTTTTCTAACAGTAACACCTTCTTCTACAATTGGAGTAAATGTTAAAACTTTACCATTTGAACCGGATGTTGTTCCAGTGATAATTTCTCCAACACTAAACGTTCCAGAATCTGCTTGCAATTGAAGTGTAGGTGTTTGTGGTTGGTTAATAAAGTCAATAGTTGTAACAACTCTATATTGATTAGCTCCAGGAGTTCCAGTTACTAATGTATCTGATTCAATAGCAGTTAATGGATCTACCTGAATATTTTGGTCAGCCAAAATAAGAGTTCTATTATCAAAATCAGTATAATCAATATCAATTTCTTTAATAACATTTTGAGTACCCTTAGAACTATAAAATGTCATTTTCATAGTAAATCCAAGTGTATAAGTTAATACTCTTCTAGTTAAAAAATCTGCTTCATAATCATCATTAATAGCTACTGAATTAAGAACTACTGGAACATCTTGTTTAAAATCTGTCCAGCCATCAATAGGTTTAATAGATACTGTATAATCTGGTTGAAAATATGGAAGTATTTGTTCCATAACTTGTAGCCCATCATCCTGGCTATTTGCCATAATGGTCAATTCCATACCAATATTATATGGTACTTGATGATCAATTTTATCTCTAGTTAAACTATTTGTTCCAACATTTGTTATTTTATTTCGCTTGTTTTGTTTTTGATTTAAGTCAATATCAATACTAGTAATTTCAAACGCCATTCTTGGCAATTTAAGAGCCATTGAAGAATCGTTTAAATTTTCATTCATTCTAGCTAGAAACTTTTGTTTAGGTCCATAAGCTAATGGAACCTTTACTTGATTTAATATACCTCCACTTCCATCTTTTCTTATGACAGAAATATTATTAAAAAGAGTACCAAAAACAGCTACTGATTTTCTAATTGTTGCGTGATAAAAGTGACTTCCAAACATTAGTAATTATCCGATGGATCTCCAAATGGGTTGCTTTCAGTAAAATCTAAGAATCCGTCTGCAGTTACTTCAAACGCAACGTTTTCAGCTTGAGTATCTGTAGGATCAACAAATAAACTGTTATCTCCAATATCATATATCTTAGTTATAGTTACTACATTATTAGATGTTTCGCCTTTAAGAGTAAGAGTTGAAGACTCTACAAAATCGCGCGCTTCAGCTACACCAGATACACCAATTTGAGATACTTGAATTCTACCAGCAATCGTAGATAGTCTTTCAATACTTTGAATTTCTCCAAACACACTTGTTAATGCTAATGGTGGACTATCACTATTGAATGTAAGATCTTGAGTAACCTTTTCACCTTTTTGTAGATGTATATTATTTGTAGTAGAATATTCTAAAGTAACTTGATATGTATCAGTTTCTTCAATAACATCAATACCAGGAATTCCAGTATCAAACTCTTCTTCAGCGTATTCATATAAAGCACATTGTAATCTATATACTGGAAGATTAGATAATTGATAGAATGGTTGTTCGTGTTCAACAAACATAACCTCAAAAAACTTATTAGTTAAAGGTAAGAATATTAAATCACCTTCTCTGGGCCTAGGTGTTTCACTTACTTCATCTTGGAAACCAACATATCTATCCCATATTTTTCTAGAAATAACAAAGTTAACTTCATCTCTTATTTCTAAACCAAATTTAGAATATAAATCTCCTTGACCTTCAAATCCTTCGGTCCCTTCAATATAACCTTCAATCATATAGGCATCATCAAATTTAGAAGATTGATCTTCTCCTAAAATAGAATCTTTATTTACAATATCTCTAGGTAAGTAATATATGTCTTGTCCATATATTTTTAATGACTCGATAATTAAATCTTCGTAAAGATTTTGCTCGGATCTTACGGCCTGAGAGAAATATACGTTTCTAGGCATGATCTATCCTGTGTAAAAATCGATAGGTTCTTCCCAATTAAGCCTAGCTTCTTCAGTAAGCTTTTCGATTTCTTCTTTTGAATCGTCAAATATTTGTCTACCATTAAAGGTTACACCACCAGGCATTTGCATACCCTCAAACTTTAATAAATTTAAACCCCATTGTTGTTTAATTAAAGCAGTAGCATATTTTTTTAAATAATAGTCATTGTATACATCAGTGTATGTGTCTGGATCTACAATTCTATAACACTCTACTACTAAATAAGTAAATCTACCAGGAGTAAGTTCTGAAGTAAGTAATCCAGAATTACCCATTCCACTATGTACTTGGCAATAATAATATAATGAAGTTTCTGTTGTATCTGTTACTGACAACGTTGTGCTAGCACCAGCTTGGCCAGGAGTACCAGCATATGTTACTCCTGAAGTATATTCACTTCCACTAGCATGCGCGCCATTTATAGTTGTGCTTAATTTTAATGGATGACCAGCATTAGAAGCATCTGATTGATCAAATGTAATTGTTGATCCAATTGATAATGTTTTATTTGGAGTTGTTTGACCATCAAATAAGAACTTACCACCTGATACTGTAACAACAATAGTTACATCATCAGGTACTTCTGTATCATTAGCCCAATCCATATTAATACTTAGTTGATTTTTATGTCTATTAAAATCTATGTGCTTTTCATCACTATCAAGAACCATATCTAACATAGCCAAATGTTGCATCTTCATAGTAAAATCATGAAGTTGGCCCATGAATCCAAGTGAATGCATATCATTTAACATAACCTGATATTTAACATCAAACATATTATTTGTTAAATTAGAATCAGTTAAAGGCATAAGTCTTACGACATTTGTCACTAAATTAGGTATGGTTATATACCCATTAGTTCTATCTGTTTTAGTAACTAAGTGCTTTAAATATACTTTTTCAATGGCATCAGCATGATACTCTTGATAAAACTGTAAAGCCTCATCAATTCTATCATCTACTTGATCATCATCCACATTAATTTCGATTACAGGATGCCCTAAAGCTCTTTTGCAATATTGAATTAATGTTTGTCTACTATTAGGTTTTGCCATTTGCGTTTCCTATTATATTCTATTTATAAAATAGTTTAACCTTCTATTTAATGTATATGCCATTTAACTATTTATATCGTATTTTGTTTTTTTTTAAAAAGGTAAATCATTAAGTGTTTTTTCTGTAGCAGTAAGACTATCAAGTGTATATACAAATACACCAATCTCATCATCTTTCATATTGTCATACGCATCTTTTACTAGATTTTCTAATTTAGTTACCTTTGTTGTTCCTAATACATTTTTTACCCATGTTACAGCTTGTTCTTCTGTAATTTCTTCATAAGATGTAAAAGATTCTGCATTATAAGTTAGGTCTTTGTTACCTCTTGTTTCTGCATACCTTCCATCTTTTTCGTATTTGATTTGAAACTCTGCATTCTTTACTACATCTTCCTGTGTATCATTACTTACAGTTATTAGTTTTTCTATTTTCCAAGTTATCATGCTCTTTGTGCTCCATAAAATCTTGAGTAGTTAGCACCCCACACAGATAAAACAGTTCTATTTTGATTGCTTGAATATGTAATACGGCATCTTGATGTATCTGACCTATCAGCTCCATAACTACCTATAACAGAAATACTAAATGTGCCACCACCACCAGAATCCAAAATACTAGTCGAAATGCCATTGTTGTAATGTGTTGCCCTTATTAGTGCCCAACCTGCGGTCTGTCCAGTTTGGCCTGTTGCTGTGTGTGCTCCTATGCACATGAATACCATTGGTTGCCACTCACTTGTCGTTGAGCCAAACCAAAAATCTACAGACTCATTAGATGAATTATCTGCAGCAGCTCCGAATCCTGCTACCGGATAGTAAGCTCCATCACCATCATATTGGGTACTGTTTACACCTAATAAACCGTAAGCATTAGTTATTCCACGACCTTCACCGCTTGAGCCTCTTCCTGTCCAAAACATGCTGTAGCCGTCTGACCTATCTTGAACTTCAAACGAATGTCCAGCAGTTGCAGCCGTAGAGCCCAATATTAATGA